CCTCAGCACCGATCGCTCGAGCCCGGCTGTACATCTCATAGAGCTCATCATCGCGCTGCACCGACTGCAGCACTGTGGACCACGCGGGCATGTTTGGATTGTTATCACAAATCGAGCGCAGCGACTTGCCCTTGGCGAGCTCGTCGCAGACCGCCTGCATTCGTTTTTTGTTCAACCGACCGGCCATTGTGTCCTCAAACGCAAAAGGCCCGGCACGTCGCCAGGCCCCTGCGGCACTTGCCGCAACATATCGAAAAAATACTACATTTAGTCCACAACGTCAACCCCACCTACAACATCTTGTACCACAGCCCCAGAATAGCCCGTTCAAAGCGCCTACGAGCCGTCTCAGGGTGGCATCTCAGCTGCTTGGCTATCCGACGCCACGCCGGCCCTCGAGCGCGTCCTACGGCGCTGTGAGCGGCTGCCCAGACGAGCCTGGCCTCATCGGGCTCGAACAGCTTGGTCAGGCCGATGGCATGCTCCCACAGCGTGACCTCAGCAGCCGACGCCGGGCCAGGCCGCACCTCGACCTCGTTGTAGCCATAGGCCAGCCCTGGATCCGGTGGCACCTCTGGCCAATAGCCCCGGGCCCTCAAGTCGTATGCTCTAGGCAGCTTCCTCTCGATCTCAGCCGCACGAAAAAACAACGCAGAAAGTTCGCCAACGTCACTAATAACCATGCTCAAAAAACCTCATTCTTAACCGAATAAAGTTCGCGCAAACGGCGCGCTAACCGTACTTTATTCGGAAAGAGCGCAACTCGATTGCGCACTTCGCGCGCCGTTCCGGCGCGAAGTGCGCGCTTGCGCCTTTCCTTAGTACGGTTCCCTTCAATCCGCGCACGATTTGCGCACTTCTGCGCGCTTTTTGCGCGCTTATTAATATGAGAAGCGCGCACAAAAAATTGGGTCGATATAAAAAAGCGTTCATGCATTTTCACCGGGCAATAGATCAAAATTTATGAACAATCCACTTTCCTCTTTTCTGCGCTTTGGCGAGTGATATTTATCCCAAAAAACCACTTTGTTTTTGAGCCAGACACTGATGATGGCCTTGGCCGCATTCTCGTTGATGCCAACGTCGGTGAGCAGATTTCCTGCCCATCGTTCTGAGTTCTTGCGGTATGTAGCCGAGTACCGCTGCCCATCGGGTAGGCCCTGGTCTATCATCAGCAGCACGCGCCGGGCGGCTTCGACGGAGAGGCCATCGAAGGCGTCTGGCGGCGTCCAGGGTGCCAGCACGCCCACCCAATCGCCTTGAGAGAGCTCTACGGAGTGTCGCTCGTACCAGACGGCGTCGGCCGCGGGCGCGGACATGTTGCCCTTGGCGTCGTCGACGCGGACGTGCCACAGGCGCCGCTGGGGTTCGAGGCCGAACATCTCGCACTCTTTGTCCGACATTGGGGTAATGGTGCGCGCGGCACGGACGGCGCCGGCCAGCGCACCGGCGCCACGCGCCGTATTGATGTCGCCGGCGACGGCGACGAACCCGGCGGGCGGCTTGCGGGTGTGGTGCACCAAATCAATGGCGGCACCGCATAGCTTGGAGATGTCCCCGAACACGTCGAGAACCGCGTCGATCTTTTTGTTGTCGTTTTCTTCAGCCCAATGAGATTTCACGAACGGATCCACCTGCAGCACGCCGATGTCGAAACGCTGCATTTGATCGATCACATGCAGGCTGGCTGGGGTGGCAACGACGACGCCATCGACGGGCTCGGCCACAACCAGCTTGCAGTCGCGGCCGCTGTCCAGAAACAGCCAGCCCTCAAGCTCACGAGGATCAATCCGAAAGTGTTCGCAGATCGCCCACACGCGGCGCAGGAGCTCGTCGCGCGGGTCTTCCAAATTGTAGTGCCAGACCCTCGTGCGCTCGCGCACACGCACGCCCAGCAGGTCGCGTCCGGTCGCCAGCGCCACGGCCTCGGTAAGCTCCAGCGTGGTCTTGCCCACTCCGCCAGGCGACACGGTCGCGGACACATAGCCTCGGATCAAATGCTTGCCGTAAAGCCACCGACGCGGCTCTACGGCCATCATCTGGCCGGCCACGAACCCGGACGCCACGACGCGATCGACGGCACTAAACGAGCGCAGGACGCCCATCAGCGTGTCTGGGTCATTGACCTCGAGCCAGTCGCTGACATCCGCCTTGCGTGCCATGCCGGCGCATATGTCACAAAGCGCCACCGACGCCGCGACACGCGACACCGCGGCCATCGTGTTCGCCGCCGTCTTGCGACCAGCGTCATCGTTGTCAGGCACCACAAAAACGCGCTTGCCGGCGAAATAATCCGTGAGTTCCTCCGGCCACCCGCCTGAGCCGCCGGCCTTGGTCGTGGCGCAGATACCCAGCGCCGCGAGCGCGTCGGCATCCTTCTCGCCCTCCACTATCACCACCTCGGACGCCGCCATCAAATCATCCAGCCGATACGGCACCGGCTGCACGCCCTCAAGGTTCCAATGCCAGCCGCCGCGACCATCGGGCCGCCGCTGCCGAAATGACTTCGGCGCCATGCGACATACTTGGAACGCTAGCTTGCCGGCCGCGTCGAAGTAGTCGTACTTCGCGACGATCAGCCGGGGCGCATTCTGCGCGGGCTCGACGACGACGATCTCATCATCGAGGTGGCCGCCCTCGTCGGCCTCGAAGTCGAACCAAGCGCCGTTTTCTAAATTGACTGAGAGCGCGCCGTGTCGGCCGAACCGCAACTCGCGCGCACTCGACATCTTCTGGTTCAGCTTGCGCTCGCCAAACCTCGCCAGCGCCGCCGCTCTAAAATTTGACAAAACATCCCTCCCTCAGAACGGTATGTCGTCGTTCAACTCAACATCACTGGGATCGTTGTGTCGCTCCTCGACGACCGTGACCAAAATGCATTTGGCGAATTCAATAAGCTCGCCCTTACTCAACGCCGCCAGATCACTCTTCTTGAGCTCGTCCAGATACTCACCGCCGGCCTTGATGCCAGCCCAAATGATCTCTTCCTCTCGTTCGCTCCAATCCATCATCACGCTCCTCATGGCCATGTATTCCTGATGGCCGCGCGAGCAGAACCAGCGCGGCTTGCCTTTTTTGCGCACAAGCGCCGGATCCCACCCGAAGCCGCGCTCCGCGCGGAAGCAGACCCAGCACAACGCGCGCGCGCTCATTCCTCTTCAACCTCACCCCAGCCGCCACATTCCGGGCACTCAATCTCGATCTCGCGTATCTCGGTCCACGGCCCGTTTCGATCGACGCCACCAACCTGGACTTCTGACATCACGCGGCCATCGCCGTCACACACTGGGCAGCGCATCACTCACCTCGAACCGACACAGCGCTTGATCGCGCCGCACGGCGACGCACTGCACGTCGCCAGCCCAGCGCGTGATCACCTGGATATCAAAGCCATCAGCCACAAACGCTTCGACCAAGTCGTCGTCATCTTCGAAAAAATACAAATGAATGAGCTCGTTCACCGCATCGCCTCGCGTAGATCGTGGTCGCCGCAACCGGCCGCCTGTTTCTCTACGTCCAAGATCTCGTCGTGCAAACCGCAGTGCCATTGAGGGCCGTCCACCGGCCGCGCGTGGCGACAGGTGCGACAGTTCACTGCGACCGCCGCGCCCTCGTGGCAAATCCCGCGCACGTCACACCACCTGCAATCGAGTGCGTTGGGCGTTTCGGAGATACGCTCCGGCATCTCATCCACATGCTCGACCATCGAGCGCAGGCGCTCGGCGAAATACTCGGCCTCGTCACGCTCCAGATCTGTGCGGCACGCATCCCAGTCGCGACACCCGGCCGACGCGACGACGGTCCAGTGCCGACGATAGCCGCCGTAGAGCATGTACAGCTGAGCCTGCACCCAATACACAAAGTTCCATTGGCGCAGGGTCGCCTTCTGCCCATCGCGCGCTTTAATCTTTCGGAACTCAGCGAGCCGCTTGTCGGCCACGACCTTGCATTCCCACACGTGCGGCGTTTTCGGCGCAGATGGATGATGATAGATCACGCCATCCATGTGACCGCGCACATGACCGCCGGCGTCAACGACCTCGAACTGTCGCCCGGTTTCAGGGTCGCGGGTCATTAGTGTGAGGTCGCTGGCCAACTGAATGCGGGCGGCGATGACATCTTCGCCGCGGTTGCCGTCATCAATCGCGGCTAGGCTCTTATACTTGAGCCCTTCATTGGAGGCCCACAACCAAGTCAACCACTGCTGCCGCGGGCAGCGGCCAGCTGTTGACATACCGAGGTGGAGCCGGCGAGGGCGCGCCGCCTCGCGGCGCTCGACGGCAGCCTCGGCCAACGCCAGCGCAGGATCGTTTTCATTGAGTGTAATTTCAGTCATTGCAAAAAAAGAGGCGCCGGCTGGAAAGGAAGAAACAGCCGGCGCCTCACCCTCACGCACGCCAGGCGGGAGCAGAGCTCGCTGAAGGCGGCGGAGCGGCCGGCGAGGGGGAGGGCGCGCCGGCCAAATAATCGAGGATGTCGTTGCGCTCGGGATCCTTTTTTTGAAGGCCCACACGCACGCGCACCCGCTTTGCAAGCAACTCGTCAGTGTCATGGATTTTCGGCACACCGATGGCGAGCCCGATTTGGGTCAGCTTCCGCGTCGCGACCTCGACGGCCGACGACGACGGGTGCCATAAATTCAAGTTGTCCCAGACGCTGCCCTTGCCTTCGATCTGCACCTGGACAGACAAATATTGATGACCGGCAGCGCTGGTCTTCACGTCGGCTGCGACAATCTCGCCGGCGTATTCGCCCGGCGCGATTGGACCGTATGTGCGGTCGGTGACTGCGTCTGCGTTTACGTCAAAATTCAACTCAACCATTTTTTGCTCCTGTGATTTCACTGATCAGCGCCGTCCACTCGAGCGGCAGTTCCTCGGCAATTTGATAACGGGTCTTGGCCACAAAATTCGGGCGCGAGGCGCAGCGCAGGACGCGCTCGCCAGAGCCGACCGCCTTGACCTTCTTCTGGCC